CAAAAGCTTTCGGGTTCACAATTGAGGACACAGTGGCATTAATGGGTAAGCTCCGGGATGCCGGGTTTGATGCTTCAAGTTCAGCTACCGCAACAAGAAACATCTTGCTTAATTTGGCAGACGCAAATGGCAAACTTACAAAAGCATTAGGAGGACCGGTCAAATCATTCGATGAAATGATACCCGCGCTGGTCAAACTAAGAACGTCAGGGGTCGATCTTAATTCTACATTGCAACTCACTGATAAACGGTCTGTAGCTGCTTTCAACCAATTCTTACAAGGAGCTGAAAACGCGCTTGTGTTGCGCGATTCACTTATTGATGTGAAAGATGAATTGACGAAGATGGTCAATACGAAAACAGATACAGTAGAGGGGGCATTGAATAGAATCAAGTCAGCATGGGAGGGCTTGCTATTAACATCCGGCGGTGGTACTGACTGGCTGAAAAATGATCTTGACAATTGGGCAAAATTAATACTTGTTTGGCAGGACGGCCAAATCCCCGGATGGAAGAAGTTTTGGGCTTCCGTTCGTAGATCTGCGATGAATGAATATTACGACCAAATAATAAAACGACAAGAGGACGATGCAGCCGCACAGGAGCGAGTAAATTCAACTACATTGGCCGAGCTTGAAAAACAATACGACAACTACGTACAGCAATTTATTAAAATGACTATTCACGGCAATGATGAAGCCGCAAAGCATTACGAGGGATTAGCCGACGATGTGCGTAAGTTGATCAAAGAAATGAAAAGCTCTATTGAAGAGCTACCGGGCGAAGGATTAGCAAAACCATTCTCGACACTTGACGATCGAATTAATGAAACGAAGAACACGATAAAAGAGCTTGAGGCGCAACTAATAAATGGATACATAATTGATGTTGATAAGATTGTCGAGACAACAGGAAAAATAGACACACTTAAAAGCTCACTGGAATCGCTTGTTGAAATTCAAACACGGCTAAATAATTCGCAACGTTCAGCCGCCCCATCAATGATTAGCGGGATCGGGCAAAGCACATTCACCGGCGGCGAGTCTTATTTTGGTGGTGAAGATGGGTTGGGAGACATGTCCAGTTTCTTAGCGGCCAATGCCGAACGCATGAAAAAGACAATGGATGCAATGCTCGAAGATGGGCGCGCTTTTTCGGCTGAGTTTAACACTGTAATGTCACAAGGGGCGGCAGATGCTATACAAACATTTGCCGCAAGTATTGGCGAAGGATTAGCGACGGGTAACTGGGATGACTTCGGGAAAGATATATTATCAGCGGTTGGAAGTTTTATGCAACAATTAGGGGCATTGTTTATTTCATTTGGTACTTATCTTTTAATGGCACAAACAGGAGCCAGCACTCTAAACCCGTGGCTAATGATTGCAGCCGGGGCAGGACTCGTCGCGGCCGGAGCGGCAATATCCGCGCTATCAGCAAAAGGCATGAAGGGTGGCGGGGCTTCTTACGCCTCATCCGGTGGCGGTGGATATAATGCGCCGTCTGCCGTGGCAGCTTTGAGCGGTAATGTTGTATTTGAGCTGGAAGGAACAAAACTCAAGGGAGCGATTGATAATACTAATAGACGGAATAGTTTGATAAGATAATCAACATGAAAAAGAAGATTTCAGATATAGCGTTAATGCTTATAATGATTATAATGTTATGGGTAGCTATAACTACCACTATTCAAAGATTTAAAAACACAGAAATGACAGAAACTGAGCTGTTTTTAAATATTCCAGATTCATTTATATTAAATTGGAAGTAATGGCACACCAGAAAAAATATTTTTACCAATATACAGGACTTGATGGCAAAGGCTATGTGGTTGAATTATGGCAAGATACGGAGGACGCACTTGCAGCCGAAGAAGTGACAGGCGGGAATGTTCCTTTTGTTGTTGAAATGCCGGAGCTTGACCACAAGTTCCAGGTGGTACGCGGCAAAGGGTGCGCCATTGAGATATTTTCCGATGTGGATATGAAATTTTATAATGGGCTGTATCATGTAGATCCGCAGGAATTTATGGTATATCAATATGTCGATTCGGTTCTTGATTTTGTTGGATATCTCAATTCCGAGATGTATCGGGAGCCATACGACCGGGTGAAATATACGATCTCAGTAACCGGCGCGGACGGTTTTTCATTGATGGATCGCTTTTCTTTCCTGCAATTAGGCGGCTCAAATTACACGGGCATAAAATCAAAGTGGGAGATACTGCAAATCGTATTAGACAAAATCAATTTGCCTTGGAATGAAATATTGATTTCACTATCAACAACGTTTAGCGGCTATTCAGCGGCGGCATCCAGCACTATATTACATGAGTCGTATGTGGACTGCTCGAATTTCTATGATGAAGATAACGAAGCCATGACACTCAGAGAAGTAGTAGAGTCGATCCTTGCACCTTACGGAGCGACAATAGAAGCCGAAAGCGGCAATATTTACATCAAAGACATACACACGCTTGCCGCTGGCGGTTCGATTACTTACAAACGCTTTAATGCGTCAACTTACGCGTATATTGCCGGACTTGTTGAGTCAAACGAAAAAGCCATTTCTACTATCCAATATGCCGGAACCGGGCAAAGTATCGAAATTTCCGGCGGGGTGAATAAGCAGGTGGTTGTTTATTCCCCATACCCATTAAAAACGATATTAGACGGATCTATTGCATCCATTGATGAGTTTGAAACAGTGCCGGCCAGTTTTTCAAGCAAAGACGGATATTCATACAAGACCCTTGAGGGGAATGATTACTGGAACGAAACAACCCCCGCAACATTTGAAATGTCTTATTATCAAGACCAATCAAATGCAAATGTTTATCTTCGATGGCCTGTATTGGCCACAAATCAAAAGGTAGCAGAACTTTCTATAAGCCGCTATTTAAACATATCAGGGGCAACAAGAAAAACAGGAGGAGGAAGACTAGGATGGGAGAATGGAGTTTTAATAAGCATATCTATCGACACGCTTTTAAAGACGAAGACAAATCCATACGATTCAATAGATCCTGAAAATATAATAACGTCAATTGTTCTTAGCTTTAGATTGAGTATTGGTGGTAAATATTATGTGTTTGATAGGTTTTCTGATTTTCTTTGGACAACCACAATAGGCAATACAGAAGTCTTTTTATATGAAAGTAATTTTTCAGATGAATTTGTAACCCCGGATGATAATTTCACAACAACAAAGGGAATAGATATTGTGATTGGTAATTTATCTGGTGACCTGATTGTTGACGGAGACATCGGATTCGAAATATGGTCTGACATTAGAGCAAAGAAAGCAGGGGCCGCAGATTATGATACAAACCCATCATACGTAGATGAAGTTTGGGTAAAAAATATATCGGTAAATATGAAAGACATTAATGGTAATGAGATTTCAGACACCGACATTGAATACATCGGATTACTTGATAACCGTTTTCAGAACGAAGGCGAAACAATCACCCTAACAACCGGCACTGATTCACTTTATGCTGACCGGGCGAAGATCCTAAGAAATGATGGAACGGACTATCTATCGATAAAGGAATGGACACGCGCCACACAAACATTCAAAATTGAGGAACTACTACTTGGTTCTGTAAGTTCAAACTATCGGACTGGTTTTGTATCTTTGAACGGGATGAAGCTCAGAAACGCGTTTAAACTTCGGAATGTATTGACAGATACATTTATTGCAGGAAAAAAAATGATGGTGAAATCTGCAAGTATTGACTATCGGAATAACCGGATAGAATGTGACTTGGTAGAAATTTCACAGGATGAGTTAATAATTGTAAAGTAAGCAACAGCGGCAAATAATAAGCAGAAATGGCAGACGTAAACGTAAAAAGCATAAGTGTACCTAGGATATCCCGAAATAAAAGAATTTACCAGGGAAACACAGCAATATCCACAGCGATAAGCCAAACCGGAGGCGGGGCTGCTATTGATTGGGCGGTAGTGACTGATGACTTGGTAACCATTAACCGTGATTTACATGTTCAGGGGCAAATATCAGCCAGTGAGGAAGTCATCGCATGGATTGCTTCGGCTGTAGAAAGTGACGTATTAGCCAACTTGACCGCAACGGCCCCGCTTCGGAAAAGTACTGATTCAAATGTTGTGCTGGATTATGATGATACACAGTTCGAAGTTGTTGGTGGTGATCTTAAAATTCGTGATGATTTCGCAGGAGGTGGATCCGTCACTTCGGTAGGACTATCCGCGCCAACTGGGTTTAGTGTTTCAGGATCCCCAATTACAGGAGCCGGAACGCTTGGATTATCTTTTGCGGCGGGGTATAGCTTGCCAACTACGGTAAAACAGGGGCAGTGGGATACGGCATATGGCTGGGGTGACCATGCGGCGGCTGGGTATCAACCTCTAATTACAGGCGGTGCAACCACAATAACAGGCACAAACTTAACTGCAAACCGGGCTTTGATTTCAAACGCATCCGGTAAGGTGGCAGTAAGTGCCGTGACAGCAACTGAGCTGGGCTATTTGGACGGGGTGACAAGCGCAATTCAAACGCAGTTGAACGGGAAACAGGCAGCATTAGTCTCAGGCACAAACATAAAGACGGTTAATTCAAATTCATTATTAGGTCCAGGCAACATTTCTATTGCACCGATGGTTTATCCGGGTGCTGGAATACCTGTATCAACTGGTTCAGCTTGGGGAACTTCGATAACCAATAATTCAAGCAACTGGAACACCGCCTACACCGACCGCCTAAAGTGGGATGGAGGGGCAACCGGATTAAATGCCGGAACAGGGCGTACGAGCTTAGGCGGTTCGACAATCGGGCAATCAGTTTTCACTTCTGCAAACCCCTCCGCAATTCGGTTTCTACGTGCAAATGCTGATAATACTTCCAGTTGGCTTGATGCTTCGGCTTTTCGTACGGCAATTGGAGCAGGCACAAGCTCTTTGTCATTAGGAGAAACAAGTTCTACAGCTTACAGGGGAGATAGGGGAAAGATAGCCTATGACCACTCCCAACTCACAACCGGAAACCCGCATCAGACTGGCATTGATGATTTGACGGATGCGAGTAATGTTGCTAAGTTGGATGCGAGTAGTCATGCTTTTACGGGATCTGGGAATCATACGTTTGCAGGTAATTTTGGTGTTAAAAACCCATCTCCTACGTATATAGTAGATATTGGAACTCCCAATACTGAAAATTCACAGGATATAATAAGGATGATGCCCAATAATGGACCTCCTGCAGGCGATGGGTTGGGTTATGGTAGTGGTTTAATTATCAAAGCGCTGCTTGGCAGCTACACAAAAAGGACATCGGGCATACTACAAACAGCAGAGGGCAACTATTTTCGCGGTGGACTTGCATTTTTCACAAACAATACGGCAGACGCTACTACTGATTGGGTAGAATCTATGCGTCTAAATCGATTTGGAAACTTACTTGTCAAAACGACTACAGACAGCGGCGATGCTGTAAATGTAAATGGCAATATCCAAGCCACAACCGCCAAACTAACCTCCTTGTCAGACGGCTATCTTCCGTATCACGTTTCAGATGCAAGCGGACTGGCTAATTCAATAGTAAGTCAATCAGGAAGTACGCTGAATGTGGCAGGAAGCATTGTAGCCACCGGCCTAATTCGCACAAATTCAAAATACGAGCTTCGAAATTCATCCGGCGTTTTAAAATGGTCTTTCGAATTGTCCGGTGATGATTTGCTATTTAAAAATGCAAGCGGAGCAACACGTGGCAAAATGGATCAGTCAGGTAACTTCGTCGCAGTTGGGGAGGTCACCGCGTATGGGACTGTATAGGCGAATGATAAAGTATGTGAAACATGACATTTATCATGCTTTTATTATTGGAGGTTTTGTAAATTTGAAACACCTGGCGATGTTGCCGTGGTTAAAACAAATGAAATGAAAAAGTTAAAAACAAACAGAATGAAAAAATTGATCATTATTTTAGCGGTGGTGTTTGCGGGGTTAGCAAGTTCCGCGCAAACCCTTGTGTATAATTCAATCGGATTTCAATATACTCCGATGGTTCATGAAATTTGCAAGGAGCTGGATATTAATACTACGGTCTATTTGACTTACACAATAAAAGACGTCAAAGGATACGTTCACAAGGCGCCACATGCCTACATTATTTATGTGAACCCGTCCGAAATAAATTTCAAGGATGTAATCGCTCACGAGCTTGTCCATGTTTGGCAATATGAGACAGGAAGATTAGTCGGGCATGAGTCTTTTTATGATATTAAGAAAGGCAGATACACAGAAGATTCACTTATCTTTGAAAAAGAAGCCCGGACATTAGGGCGCAAACTTTACAAAAAATATAAATAAATGGCATTAGGCACGACATACATATCCGTAACACTCGTAAAAACTGAATTATCGGAATCGGTTAATTCGGTTGGTGGGCTGTGTACTTCGGATAATATCAATAAATGGAGTAGATGGAAACCAACATCAATAAATAAATCATACGGCATTGTAGATGCTGATTTTGTTAACGCTAATTTTGGGTTAACTATTCCGGTTTGGGATGGAACAAATCAGGTTTGGACATATACCAAGCCGACAGGCGTCAGTTCTTCGCCGTATCGACTTGGTGACTTTAGGAATTATAATCATTCGGCGGTGGCTCCGTTTAGAATAACAGATAGAGACGGCGAAGATTTTAATTTAATTGCATCTTCACTGCTTGCATTTCCAGGATTTGAAGCACCCGCCGGAATTTATCACATATCCCTCGATGACTTACCGGACTTGGACGGATATTACTTTGCCTGTCAAATTACAAATGAATCATCTGATGTGGTTTGGGGATCAACTGCCAACGAGGTTATTGAAGTTGATTTCGATGCGGCTCCATTCACTTCATCAAATTGGCGGTCTGGTGATTTGGAATTTAAGTTCTTTTTTGCAAGTGAACTGAAAGGGTTTAATGATGCAAACTTAACTCACGACCGCAAAGCACTGAATTACGACATTGACCATCCAACTACTCAGACGGTGACGATAGTGCAACAGGCGACAATTGAGGCGCAAATAACAGGGGTGAGGGCTAGTTTGTCATCTGGCACATGGTCAACTGTTAATGACAGTTCATTTGATCAAGAAGGAAACGTAATAAACGGTTATGATCTTACAAGCTCAATGGCCATAAGAGTCAGATTTAAAAGTTTAACGGGAGCCGCACAAACATTGAACGGAACTGATTTGTCTTGGGGAGTAAATCGAACTCATAATTACATGGGTGGATATACCCGTCCGATGGCTGGATCGATGTATAACATTTCTGGATCTTCCATTTCCTCGGTTTCAGCACCGGACGGAACTTTTGGAACAGAGATAATCCTATATGATGCTAATATCATGAACCGCAATTCATCCGGCGATCCTGCAACGGTCACGCCTCCGAAAGAAACGGAAACTACAATGTTAGTTAAACAGTTGACTTTCACAATCGGAGCGGCTACTAAGATATTTACAGTGTATTAACAAAATAAAACAGTATATTGACCAAATAAAACGGCACTTAGTAATTATGAAAACTCTAACAAAATACCTCCTTCCACTATTGACAGGCTTTCTTTTAGGCATTATCTTTATGCTGAAAAGGATTAAACCTGTGATCAATGCTGACACGTATATTGAGAGCATGGAGCAGCGGGTAAATAAACTAAAACAGAAAGGCACAAACAATGAGCAAACTACCAAAGGCAGTATTAATATCGAACCCGGACGCGGCGAAGGTGAAGCCCTTTCAAATCGGGAAGAGCGTAAAGCCAAGAGACAAGCCAGACGCGAAGAAAGAAGAAACAACCGCAAATAAGCCGCCTGTCGTGTTGGGTTTCGGAAGGTAGACCAGTGCCCGGGTAGCTTCAAGTAGATATTAACCGCCCGACTTTGGGCATAAAACAAGTAAAATGAAAGAAATATTATTGAATTTGGATTGGGGTGAAATCGTGGCGTATGTAGTCGCATTCCTGTTGGGATCCGGGCTGATTGCCGGATTCCTGACAAAAGCAAAGACACGGATTGCCGCGCTTGCTGAATTGCTTGCTGCATTTTCAGAGGCTATTGAAGACAACCGAATCGACGCCAACGAACGGCAGGATCTTGTGATTAAGGCGCGTGAGTTGATTGGTAAAAAGAAGCCCTAGCGCGAATTTAAAAAGAGTGAAGAACAGCAAGGGGTGAGATTCCCCTTGTTCAAAAAGATGAGAGGCATGTCAGAGAGGGAGAGTAGATTTATCAAAATACTTACAGGAGTATTGACGACTTTTTTAATAGCGCTTGCATTGGGCGCTTTTGCTTTTTACAGAGCTACAATAGTTCAAGACGCATTGCAGGATCAGCGCATCGGCAATACTGAATTAAGGGTTGAAAAACTAGAATCTTTTGATAAATATTTCCCATCCAACGGGGAGTTTCATAGATCGGTAAAAGTTCTGGATGAAAAGATTTTAAAAAATTCGGTTGAGCTTGAACAGGTAAGAAGGGAAACAAGGGAGGACTTCAAAGATATTAATAGTAAACTTGATCGGTTGATTGAAATTCAAATGAAGCGCGGCGGCTGATCGCAATTAAAAAGATATAAAATATGACGCTAAGGCAAAAACAGGAAGGAACATAGGGTATGACACTAGGACAAAAACAGGAAGTATTTTTATACAACGTCGGGCGGTTGATCGTTTGGGCGTTCGAGAATGGGTATCACCTTCGACCAGGTGAGCTTCAGCGGACAGTTGAGCAGCAAAGATTTTACTTTGAAACAGGCAAAAGCAAGACAATGGAAAGCCGCCACATTGACAAGCTGGCAATTGATTTGTATTTGATTGTTGATGGTAAACTAGCGCCAAAATACAGATACGCAGAATTGGCGGCGAAGTGGAAAAGCTTAGATCCGGATAACGTTGCTGGCTATGATTGGGCGTGGGATGCAAATCATTTTGAAATGCGGCCGTAACTCCCCGGCAACTATTCCCCGGGTAAGTATTCTATGGTAATTCCCCGGCAACTATTCCCCGGGTAAGTATTGCACGGTTAAAGTATTATTCCGATATTTACAGCACACATTACCACGAAGCGATTTTAGAAGCAAGGCGATTTTTTCATGTATTAGTTTGTTTGTGATTGATTTTAGTTAGGTTGGACAGCGAAAAGCCCGGTAAATTTACCGGGCTTTTTTGTTGAGAACTCGTTCTGTTAAGTAGTGCTTTGCGCCGGTATGGTAGCCGGAAAATCACAAAGCTAAAAAAGATCGTGGAGAAGGCAGGATTCGAACCTGCACGACACATCCCGCAACTAATGGCTAGTTGCCAGCGGGGCAAGTGATGTATCTTCCCTTCCGACGTGAGCGTCTACCAATTTCGCCACTTCTCCAATATTTCAAACTTTACAAACCCCGTCCTCAACGGCCTCTGCAAAGTCGTTTTTGTCCATAGTTTTTGATTCGGTTTGATATGTAAATTCAATTTCTTCTGATCCGTCCGCGTTCCAGAAGGAAATATCCAGATCGTATAAGTTCCTGTCAACTAATTTAGCATCTGCCTGGTATTCTCGGCTTTCTGGTATGTGTTGGAACTCATCCACCCGGCGGCCGCTTACAGTCATTTCCTGCGATCCGATGCCGAGAAGAAACTCAAAATATGCTTCATATTCATCATCGTATAAATGACGGCTGTCAGCGTCCTTAATTTCTGTGATAATGTGGTCTAGAATTTCGGCTTCAAGATCAATGATCTTAATTGCCGTTGCTTGGATTGTTGGATTGAATTTTTTCATGATATGGATTTTGAATGTGTTCGTTTATGTGATTGTTTTACCCGCAATTACGGGATTCTTTAGCGGCTAAACTATGACTTTTGTCATGCTTATAAAATCTTCTCAGTTAATTCTTGAAATTCTTCAAGGCTCCGCACAATGAAGTAATAAAAACCGGCATGATCAACCACTTGCTGCCACTTTTCTTGCGCTAGTGATTGCCTCCCGCTCTCTGTTTTAAACTCAATCAAATAAGCTATCCCATTCCACAAAAAGATTGTATCTGATACGCCAGGGACCTGCCCGACTGCCTTGCGCCCCATTGCCCGGACAACGTGCTCTGAGTTGTTATTTACCGCGAAAAATAACCCCCTGGTTTCCGGGTAATTATTCCAAAGCCATTTCACGCATTCGGCTTGGATTTGGGCTTCTGATTTTTTCTTATTCATGTCGCCAGTCATTTAACATTTGTTATTTATTTACTCGCTTAAACCTTGGTAGTGTTTGAAACAGGCAACTAACCAAACCTGACGACCGTTACCCCGCATTAAAACGTACGCTTCGCCGGGGTAACACGTGGTATAATTTATGGCTGCTGGGAGCAACTAATCAACATCTTGCAAGTTGTTTTCTTTTTCTTTTTTCCCGCCCGCGTCAGCCGTGACCGGATGTATGGAAAGGTTCAATGCTTCTAATATTGATTCCAGCTTGTCCGATCCCAAATTGTACTTTCCATTTTCAAAATCTGAAATAGTGGCATTTCGCACACCAATTTTTTCAGCCAGTTCTTTTTGTGTTATTCCGAGCGACTTGCGCCGCTCGGATATGGTTTTGTTAATTGTCATGATCTAATTCTTAATGCGTAATCATCCCACACAAGTAATTTACCAAATTTTGTATCTTTTAATTTTGGAGTACTCCACATTCTAAGTCTTTCAAAAACCTGCATCACATAGCTGTTTAATTCAAGTGGTTGAAATTTAATCTTCGATTCTGCTAAGAAAACTTGTCCGCGTGCCATAGAATTTTCCATGATTTTGGCAACTTCGAATAGCTCATAGTGTAATTTAATTATCGGAAAGCTTGAATTACTAAAGTCTTCTATTTCAAATTGTGTTTTCATCTTGTTTTGTTTTAAGTTGTTATTTAAATTTCTATACTCCAAAGATACGGTATATAGTAACACACTCCAGGCATTTCAACAACTTTTTTACGTTTTTTCGTATTCATTTTACTTGTTTGTAACAATTAATACAAAAACCCACCCCATAAAAGAAAAAGAAAACGGCAACGGCATTTCTTCAATCAAGCTTTTCCCGGTTCAAACGCCACAAATCATACCACCAGACCGTTGTGTTTCATTGCGCTTGAAAATTTAGTGTTTAATGAAGTGTTTCCGCAAGCGCAACGGAAAACACAACATGCAATATACTCCAGGGCTTTTCCTTTCATTTAATAAACGTCTATGCTGTTAGTCCATAAATTAATTTGCCCACGCGCTTCAATTTTTTCAAAATTGTTTGGCTTTGACCACTGTTCGGCAATGGCTTTTGCAATTCCGGGATAAGTTTTAGACCGTAATTTTTGCCTATTTTCGGAAGGTGGCATTTTCCAAATTAGGTTTTCCCTTCCTTCAACAATATTAGTAGGTTTTAACAAGGGCAGCCCATGCAACCAAATCCAAGTTTCTTTAGTTTCACCGTGTCCAAACTGCCAGGGGTGTATTATCTGGCTTCTTTTACCAATGTATCTTTGCATAATTGTTTTAGGTTGTTCTAATGCCACTTTATCACAAACCTTTTTAGCTTCGTCCCAGCTATTTTTACAAAGTTCAATCCCTTGTTTTCTTAGAGGACTATTCCAGTACCATCGGTTTCCGCTCAAAGCTGTGTAAGTGCATGGCGGGTGTAATATTATCAAATCCCATTTCCTTAAATTCAGTGCTTTGAAAATATCCATCTGTAAATGCCATTCGGGGTGCCCTCCTGAACATTCCTGCAAATCGCAACTAAAACAATTATGTCCAAGTTTCCTAAACTCTATTGTAGTTGCCTGGCTTTCCTCAAATCCTAAAAGAATGTCCATAAATCCCTCCCTAAAATTATTTTATTGCGTTCGTTCATTTAATCAGTGTATGTGCGGTATTCACGGCAACCGACACCTCCATAACTCTTTGCAATCTTCTCGGAGGAATGAGACACCGCCGCCATAATCAAATGAGTCAATGTATAATTTTATCGTTTCAACAAATTGCTGACGTGTTTCGGTTTTGGCCAGGTCATCAACCTTGTGAACCTTGTGAAAAGGCATTGAGTCGATGAATACAAAGACCCGCTGCTGATATGGCGTTAGGCTTCTTGATGTTGCCGTCTGGTCTTGATTTCGATATGTTTCCGTCTGGTCCATACCCTAAAATATCACATCTGCTGGTTCTCTCATCCGCTTGATCTCCTCAACTGCCAACTTATTGAACTTGTCGTAGTTGGCATTGTCACGCTTAAGGCGTTTGATCTTGTCATTTCTTGAACCAAGAACAGCGAGTAATCCGGCGTTGGTGATTATCAAAGCTGCGAGTAATACGATTAAAATGATTTCTGGTGTTGTCATGATTTTAGTTTGTTTTGCCGCTGGCTTTTTCGCCGGTGGCGGTTAATACTTTTTAAGTTTGTTTTGTAAAATTACCGTATTAATTCCGGTTAAAATATGACTTTTGTCATGTATTAGAAGTGATCAGTAAAATCTTCATCCGTTGCACACTCAGGACATTTTGTAATTACCAGGCGTGTTGATTTCACATGCTTATAAAATTCAATAATCCCCTGTTCATACCGCTTTTTAGCGCTTGAATTTTTGTAAGAGTCTTCCGATAACCGGAAGAACCCGGCTATGTCTTTATTCGTTAGCCGGAGTTCTTTTTTGAGTTGGGAGATTGTCATTTTAGAAGTTTTTAACCAAGTTAAATCTTTCAGCGATTTGTCCAGCAATTCCAGAAACTTGCCAGCCACCTGTCATTGTTACTTCGCCGTTTTCGATAAAAATCTTGTCACTTTTTTTACCTCTGTAGGTTATAGATATCTTTTTACCCTCAAAACTTGCATAGCATCCTGCGAATTCTTTGTTGATGATTTCTGTTGCTTCAATAATAGTTTTCATTTCTTTTGTTTTTAAATTTCTATACTCCAACGATAGTATATACTTACATACCGTGCAAGTTTTTTGCAAACTTTTTTTGAATTATTTTTAAATTTTAGCTAAAATTGCTTCGGTCAAGTTATCTGTAAAAATGTTAATGCCGTAAACGCTATTCCAATGATTCAATGTGCTATTTTTTACTTCGTGATTTCTTATCGAAATAGCATCTTTGCCGTTTTTTGTGATATAAATACTGCTATCATAAGGAGTGCTGACGATATACCCAGCTTGCTGAAAAGCTTCAATTAATTCATTCCATACTGCAACTTGCATATCTCTTATTTCTTTCTCGTCGCGGTCTGAGTAAGTGTACTCTTCTCCATTCTTAACGTCATCTTCTGAAACTTCATTCAGAAATTCATTAAAATAAACGTTGTAGCTTCCTGCATTTGCCTCATTAATTGCTTTTAATGCCTGAACTAAGATTTGAAGCTTGTCGTATTTTCCGATTAAAGTTGTCATGATGTTTTGTTTTTAATTATAGTATAAAGATAGTATATACTTACATATCTTCCAAATAAAATGTGCCAGTTTGTAACAATTGGTACAAAAATAATTTAAATCGGTCATCAAAACGGAATATCTCCCTGCTTATTACTCGGTTCATAAACCGGATCCGTCTCAGTTTCAACCGCCGACAACTGCGAATTGCCATCCTTAATGAACTCCATATACTGACCGCCGGCCCCACATCGCGCCTCAAATGTCCAGCCGTTATATTCGGCCCAAGTCCGGCACCATTCGGTAAAACGGCGTTGGCCTAAGTTGTTTTGGTAATATTTGTCATCTGTATACTCCCGGAATTTATGAATTAGGTCTGCCTTGCTGAACACGTCAGGAAGTGATAATTCGTCTTCAGCAAACAAAACAAAATCCGCATTCGTGTCTGCTTTCAGTTTGTTATATTCTAATGCAACATAATTAGGTTTGACCAGTCCAACATTCAAATAATGAACCAAACAGGCAATCATGTAATTATCAAAGCGCGTCCATTCCTCAACATCCCACTCAGTAAACGGTTCCCGCTTAAATTCATCTTCGGGCGTATGGTCCGGCTTAAAATATTTGTGAATCTCAATTTCAAAAATCCGGCGGGTAAATGAATCGCCTTTTGATTTGATCGCGTAGTTTGTTGTAATGGCTATTTTGGGGGCTACATCGAACGGAAGGAACACCTCACCGGTGTAGAGTTTACGAATTGTAAAACCGGTTGTTATCATCGAAAAAAGCTGTTCAAATTTGAAGCCCTTAATAATGTCATCAAGAAAAAGGACGTTTGTATCTTGTCCTATTTGCTGCATTGCGAACTGATTTTTTGAATCAAAATTCTTTCCGTCAAGGGTCACCACATTTCTAAGTTGTTGGACAAACTTCACGCTTAACCCTTTCCCGGTTCCCCCGGTGGGCTTGTCTGTCATGTTCTCGTCATTAAAAATTATGACCGGGCAAAAGCTCGCCTTCTTAAACGTATGCATCAAAAAACCCATGCTCGCCCGGTACGCGCTTATTCGGTCGCCCTGTGAATTTGAAACCAGCTTAGCAAACTTAGCAACATCCGACTTTTGATATTCTTCTTTTTCAAGCTTGATAAAATCCCGCTTGATAATCTGAGTAGACCAAACCACCCCTTTAAACTCGCCGTAGTCATGTGTTTTTATTCCGGTCTTATCTGCCTCAACAATGCAATTTTGAAAGAACAAAAATGCACGGTCTTTTTTATCCCGGATCCAATCGACTTCTGCCGGGGCAACAATTGATAAGCTAGTCTGGTTGAATTTTGAAGAGTCCATGAACTCGTTGTATATTTCAATTCGGTCTGTTCGTTCCAGGTACGAAAGAATGAAATCCCGGATTTCCATGAAGTTGGTTTCAGTTGCAACATTCTTTTCTATTTTAAGAAACATGAATTTATCTTTGTTTATCTCATATCGAAAGTACCCGTTCTTTTGCAGAAAATTACGAAGGGCGAAAAAATCAATTTTAAAAGCTCCCTTTTTCCCGTATCCCCAGAAAATCTCGAGATATCCAGGATCTTCTTTGGGCGTTGAGTTGGTTGGTGTTGAGTTGGTTTTTTTTTCTTCGTTCGGTTGTGGCTTGCCATTAGGCTGCTTTACTGGAGCGGCTGGCTCCTGGGGTGTCCGGGGCGGCATCTCGTACCGCTTAGCAAGTTCGCGGGCGGCGGCTGAATAGTCGCCGTTGTATTGAAGCGTTACCATAATGTCAAAAGGGTGATAACACCGGCGCGGCTCAAAGTCGGGAGAATTACTTGAAAATGGGTAAAATACATCCGGCGCAATGTGTCCGAATGTGGCAGATACTCCGGTTTTTTTCCCGGGCCGCCTCCAATGTTTGCCGCTTAAATGGATCCATCCGGCCGCCTTAAGCATCGACTTCGCTTCCTCCACTCCATCCCGGTTAAATAAGTCACCGGGGCGTTCGCCTTCCTGTCGTGGCTCCCGGCGGTCGGGGGTGTAGGTTGGATGGTCCGGCTCTTGGGTCTCGGACTTATCAAAACTCCGGCAATAAGATAGCAAGGTTTCTCTCTCTTCCTCGGTGATGATCGGTATGTCTGTCAAGCTGCCGGACATTAGGGTATATCCTTTTGACGGCGCGCAAACAATTAAGCCGCCTTCGCCGCGCGTTTCGATTACCGTTTCTTTCCCGTCAACTGATAGTTTCTGATTGCCTTCAATCTTTGCGCAACGATAAAATAAATGATAGCCGCCGCCCGGGGTTTGCTCAATTGGAATGTCATACCGCTGTATGATTTTCTGAACCTCGTCAATATCCGTTAGCTCGTTAAATACCGACTCCGCTGTGTCCAGATGATTGTCTATATCAATTACTTCCAAACTACCGGAAACCGCCCCGCAAACGATGCAAACGCCAAAGGTATTGCAGTCTTTGTAATTCCTAAAGGTTCCCAAATCATACTGCTCCGGCGGCTTCTCCATGAACTTACGCCAGCCGGATAGCATGGAGGGATATTTATCGGATAACTTACAGGGCAAAGCCGAAAGGGCGGCTTTATTGTATGCGAATAACGCTTTTATATGTTCCATATAGTTTGTTTGTTTGATGTTATGATTTCAGAGCAGGACTGCTAAGTTATTCTTTTTACTGACTTGATGCAATAGCCTTAAATATTTGCAGGGCTATTTGCGGCACAATCGCATTTCCGTAGGCTTTGATTGATTCGTTTCTCCACTTAGGAAAGGTAATTCCGTCCAGTCTGTTGGAAATCCCATCATTTCCGCTACAAATTGGGGGTTGAGTTGGGAAGTTTTGCCAGTTTCTGTACTTATAACATCTTCCAATCTGCTCTTTGTATCTGTCCGGACATTTCCTCTCATTCCGTTGGTAGATACTCTTGGTGTCGGCAGTAGTTTGTAAAACATCGCTGCATCCAATATGCTGTTCGGTCTGTTCTCTCCGTTCTTTCGGCTCATCATTGTTGTTGCTCCCTTTTCCAATAATCCTTGTACTCGTTCTGGATGGTCCCGTTGTACACTTGTTGGAGTAGGCCACAAAAAAGACCCGTTCTCTTTTGTGGGGTGCATTTTGGCTGCAAGCTGGAAGTATAACCGGCTGTACTTCGTACCCTTCATTTTCCAAGTCAGCCTGCACCTGCTCGAATACCAATCCGTCTGACCAATTAATAAGCCCAGGAACGTTTTCGCCCACGATGTAGCGCGGCCTGACCTCTCTAATAACTCTAAGCATTTCCGGCCAGAGGTTTCGATCATCTTCTGTACCTTTTCTTTTTCCTGCAAGGGAGAAAGGTTGACAGGGGAATCCTCCTGAAATAATATCAACTGTTCCTCTGTATTTTGAAAAGTCTGTTTTGGTGATGTCTTCATAAGATTCTGCGTCAGGCCAGTAATAGTTCAACACTTTTCTTCCAAATGGGTTGATTTCGCAATGAAAAACATTCTCCCATCCCATCCATTCAGCCGCTAAATCGAAGCCGCCAATTCCGCTAAATAAGCTTCCGTGTTTCATGTTTTACTTTTGCCGTGTTTCATGTTGCTATTTCTTCGGATACCGATACCGATCACTCACATAATGATCAGGCTTTTTTGATGCTTTTCTGAATAACAGCCAGATGAGCAAAACTAATATAAGCCAGACGATAAAACCAGCGAAAAACTGTGAAAATAAAATGATGTGTAACATGTTGGTGGGATTTAGGTTTGTATTTGTTCCTGTTAGACTGCAATTACGCAATTCATTCGTTATTAATCTATGATTTTTGTCATGTTTTGGCTTCCTCCCGCTCCTCCTCAAACTTCTCGATCTGAGACGCGCAAATTTCTCGCATCCGCCAAACCCACCCTTGTGAATGTCGTTTTTCCTTTGCGTAATCTTCCAGACCCTCAACGCCGTATTTCAACGCAATCTGCCGGGTGATCCAGCCATTTTTATAGCCTCGGGCGTTGGCGGTCTTCTCCAAGTCCTCAAACTTAGAAAATTCTTTCAATATACTTCCATGGTCCGGGATAATATCGTAGTCGATGAGCTTTAGTTCAGCCATAATCAGTTCGCGTTCACTGTCGTAAGTGTACCCGCAAAAAGGGCATATCATTACAGACGGGGCAATATAAGCGCCGCATCCCGGGCGTCCTTTTTTATCCGGGGTGTAGCCGGTGTATTCGTCAATTTTCGCGCCTGGCCGCCGCTGTTTGCCGCATTCCTTCACCGGGGGAGCGCCGCCGCCTGTTGGCTGTTCGTGAATTAGGCTATATTGGCGTTTGTCCCGGTAGTTGCCAAGCCTACCGCCTAAGTGCCCGCCGTGTCCTCCAAAGTCCAATATATTGAAGTACTGCTTACCTGGAAATGGTCGGCTCCCACGTCCGATTATCTGCAACCATAAATTATCTGATAATGTGTCCCGATCCATTATCACCGTCTGGATTCGTCTATAATTAAAGCCTGTAGTTAGAATTCCGGCGTTTACCAATATGCAAAACTCATCATCTTTCCACTCTTTTATGACCTCATCCCTCGGTCCTGACATTTCAGCATAAGCTGCCATGTAATTATCATACGCCGCTTTTTTCGATTCATACGCCGCTTTCTGTCCTTCGGTTGGATTATCCGGTAGTTTCGGTTTACTTACCGCTGATGTGACAAATTTCGCCTTAATGCCGCGCTCATTGAACTCCCTACATGTTTCTATCACGTGTTGAATATTTATACAAAAACAAAGCGTAATTGTTCCGGGTGTATGCTTTAGCCATTGATCAACAACCCCGGCGTACAGTTCAGGTCGGTTGAATTTTGCAAACATCTGATTTTCGTCATAGTCGCCTGTCTTGCGGTCGATCTTTACGTCCTCAGTCGATACCGATTCTACGCCATAATAACGATCCTGCACCAGTTTCCCCTTATTAATTAGCTCCTGAGTAGTCGGACCAATTACCAAAGTAGAATAGTCCTCGGCTAATTGCCGCTGTTTTCCGGATCTGGATGGTGTTGCCGTGAATCCTAATATGTACGCGCCATTAAAAACGTTCTGACCGTCTTGAAAAAAGTGATTAAATTCTTGTTTGTGGCATTCGTCTATTATGATAAGATCAAATGAGGCAAAGAACAAAGCCCAGTCTTTTGGGTATCGTTTCGGCTTGATCCGGTTTTTCAAAGTCTGAGCCATTGCCACATAACAGCTATGATATTTTGGCGGTGGCGCCATTTGCCCGGCGGTGATCTTGTACGCTTTAATTCCAAATTCTTGAAGCGTTCCCCCAGTTTCGGTCAGCAATTCTATCCGGTCAGTAAGGATTAGCACGCGGTTCTTTTTAGCTTGCATTTGCTTAGCGATGTAGCTAAACATGACTGTCTTGCTCTCAGCCGCTCCCGGTTGGCGATTGCACGACAATATGTCTATGCCCTTTGGCCATCCGGGAGCGAGTTTCTTTTATTAATTGTTCCTGATAATCGTATAGCGTAATGCTCATAATGTGATTAATTTTCTTTATTAGCCGGTGCTAGTTTTTACAAATAACAAACCATTATCCCGATCTTTTCGGCTATCTCTTTTTCAATTTGCGCGCCCTTGGACGTTTGCCAGCAGGGCATCATGCCGATCATTTCGCAGTCACATAATGCCCGGACACAGTCGCGCATGTAGTCATTCCATGTTTTATCTTGATGAAATGGTGATACTTTCATCGGATTAATGACTTCAAATCCTTCTGAGATTAACGAGCTTTCGTACCGGTTGAACTTTTCCTGAGCTTCGGTAATATCTAGTCCGGTAATTTTGCCGGATATGTAGATTTTGTTTTTCATGTTTCGGTGTAATTTCAGCCCCGACAAACCGCCGGGGCTGTTTTTAAATCCATCAGAACGGAATATCATCCCCTTCGCCTATCATCCCTGCCGCGTTGCTTTCTGGTTCGGGTGTTCCGCCGGTGACCTGATCCCACGCCACCATGTTTCCAAGGGTTGCCGGATATCTGGCCGGCGTTTCGGATTTCAGTGCATCCCGAATTTCCTTACCTGGATCCTGATTGACAATGTGTGTGGATTTGTCATTCTCGAATTGGCTAGGTGTCTTGCGCGGCCATGCTGACCAGTCTAAATTGACGTGGTATTTGCCTTTGCTATCAGTTGCCAACTCAAGATGATTTGCCGCCAAGGGAATTACAATACAATCCACTTCTTGACCGGCTTTGTTTTTCTTTTTTTCGATTACGCTTTTTAGGGCGCATAGGTCAAAACGGCCACTCATGTTATTTGCCATAATTTACTCCCGTCCGTCCGTGCGCGCGCCGCCGGGGTGCTGCTTTTATGTCTGATTAATTACTTGCGTTTTTTGCGTTTGTTTTTTGATCTGCCGGTAGTTTCACGAGGCATTTTTTCAACTATCTGCTGACCCATAGGCTTTTTATACACGCCTAAAATAAAAGGAGGCATCACGTTAACTACCTTATGCCCAACTCGCTTTAATGTAGTTGTTCCAACGTTCTTTTTAGGATTCGGAACGTTTACAGTATGTGCACCAATGAACACCGCACGACTTCCCGGCTCTCAATTCGGGCGTAAATGTCGGCGTCCTTTTTTGTCTTTTTCGTTTGTTTTTACTAATTGTGTCATGATTTTAGTTTTATGCCACCCGGCTTTTTTCCCGGGCGGCTGGTTCATTACTTTTACAAATTTACTTATTTGATTGTTCTTGTTTCATGACTTTTATCATGTTATGCGACTTTATTCAAACTCACCCTCACCGGAACCCCGTCAAAAAGATTGGCATTGATCGCCGCCTCGCAGATTGCCATCCGTTCCAGCATTTCATCGATAAACGGCTGGTCTCGCTCAACTTTAATTACTGCCAGTTTCATTGCACCATCCCGGCGCGGATCATAGCTCACAAACAAGCAATAAGGCGCATCAAAGTTAATCATGTGAGCTTGGATTTGTGGGTAATACGTGTGCTTGCGGTCAATTCCGGTTAGTTGTAAGTCCAAGTTGGCTTGATGTATTAGAACATTGTACGGACATTTGATTTCGCCGGGGATGTTGCCTATTGGTATGCGAAAATCAGCGCTCCCCCCAAAATAAGGAATCGGGCTTTGCTTGAACGTTACCTCATCAACCTCATTTCCGATCCATTTCTCAAACTCCGCGCGGGCTTCCGGTTCGTACTTATTTCCCCACCTAGTTTGCACAAATTCCCGGCTCATTTGCTGCTCGATGTATATCTGTTTTCCTTCTTCAGATAACGTCCGCTCAATTATCAATTCCTGTACATATGTCACAGCCTTTGCCCCGAACAGCTCACCACGCCCGCGCCCCATTACATCAATCATCCGGGATGCCGTAAATTTGCCTAGTCGCTGCTTAAACCATTCAGTACTCAACTGCTCAACTTGCTTTTTTTCCTGAATGTACGCCGGGTCAGAACTGCCGGATATTGCCCCGGCTAGTTCGTCCCAAGTGTTGCCATATTTCCCTTGTTCTTCGCTCATTATTTACCTCCTTTCAGTAGTTCCTTCATTTCGGTTAATGTCGCCTTTGCCCGCTCGTTTTTATCAAACATCTCCTTATTCATGTTATAAATCATGACCAGATTGGAGATTGACGGGTCTATTTTATTACACCATGAAGACAATGCCGCAGGACCATCTAGCGTATCTCCGGATGGGGTTTGTACTTTGCCCTGACCCAAGTTTTTAAGCTGGATTTTCGGAAGTAGGGATAAATGGCGACCAATGCCCCACTTTGCAGCGGCCCTAACAAATGCACCAGATGCGGCTGTCTTGGCCTCGAATGTTGCTTTATCAACTGCTTCAATGGATTTCTTACGGCTTCCACGCGCCCCGCCAGCGTCCGACTTTTCAATAATTCCGTCCGGTGTAATTACCTGAATAGAGCAAAAAAGCATTCCTGCAACTTCCCGATACTCGCAACCCCACCCTGCAATGCCGCATACAGCGTCCAGGATTTCCTCGCACTGGTCTGCCTCATAATATGGGTAGATTTCATTTTTTGGTCCGGCTGAGTCACCGACTCGCCACTTTGGAAAGATCCCAATTTCAGCGTGAAAATTTGGGTCTGATAATTTGAATAATTCCACGTCCTCTTTGTCCGTGTCTTGTTTTGTTTGTGTCATGTGATTTGATTTTATGCCCGGTTGGGCGGGTTAAAAATTATTGTTTGAATAAATAAAGTCAATATCTTCTGAGTGTTTTTTTATTGATTCTTCGCTAGCATCGTGCTTCGAATAATGCTCTTTTGTATTTATCATTGCTTCAATACTACCACATGGAATTTCATCAACTAATTCTATTTTTTCATCGGAATACATAAAATCAACCTTAATTCCAGATACTCTGTGTTCAAACTGAATTGCATCAACATCTGACTTGCTGCCGTTAATGTTGCCAACCTTCCATATCGATGGCATTATTGGATATCCTTCATGCTCTTCGCAAAGATTTTCGCAAATAATATCAATGTCGCTTGCCTCACGTCTCTTTTTAATTCCTCTTAAAGCTAACATTAAGCTGCCTGTCAAGGCTGGTCTTAAGTCACTATTTATTGTAATTATTTCTTTTGCAATTTCAAGTAATGCTTTTTCTCGGTGTGTCATGTGATTTGATTTAGCGCCCGGTTGGGCTGATTAATTACTCTTTTTCTGTATTTGCCGTAGTTCCGTCCGATCTTACCCGGTTCAACTCATTACCGTCAATGCTGATGCACGTCCAAGGCTCGAAAACCACTACACCAATAGGATCATTTTTCATTCGGTAGGTTCCTTTTATGTGTAGTTTTTTGGTTGCCAGTAGTGACCGGAACTCGTTTTTTTCGGCGTATGTCAACTCATGACAGGCGAATGTTTTTCCTTGTTTTTTGCTTCGGTGCATGGTGAACTTCCCTATTTTGTCCTGGTCACGCTCATTTACTACCAAGGTTTGAACTCCTTTCTCTTCCCACGCGTCACCAGCTATGATGACAAATGGAATCATTTCTTTTATTAGGTCTGCGATTTTCATATTGTTTGTCTCCTTTTAGTTTATTCAACTACTCCATCATTCCAGTGACCAAGATAAATAATACCATATTTTCTATCTTCGTCAAACGCAAACATTAAATCAAATATTCCATTAGTTGAATACTGTCTGCATATAAGCTCTATGTTTTCAAACTGTGATGGTGATCTTTTTGCCTCTTTACGCTCTAAATTAGACAAAAAAGAGTATTTAAATTCAATCGGTTTCAACATTCTAACTTCCGGCTCTTCGCCTAATACAATACATTTTGTCATGTCTTTAGTTTTTATGCCTTGCGGCTGTTTTTGTTTTATCAATTGATTCCTTAATCATACCTAGTGTTTCGCCGTTTCTTACTCTCAGTATTACAAACGATACAAAACCATTTGGAAATTGTTTTTGAAATAAATTCATATCTCGCTGGCTTTTGATTGTGTCCTTTATTTCCTGCCATTCTTTTTTCAACTGCAATTCTGTGTATACCATTTTAGTCTTTTTCATGTCTTTTCGTTTTTGATTGTGTTTCAAAGTACGGTATTTGAGTTGTCCTAAAATATGATATTTGTCATGTTTCTGGAAAAACTTCACCCAACGTCATTTTTTTATCCGCACTCTAAATTTTTTCGGGCAGTACGTCTTTATACGTAGTTTTGACTATAATATATTATTGATCAGTGCGGTTCTTTTTTATATGGTTAAATGTAGATTTTATACCTCTTTTACAACTATCTTATTATTATGTATTTATAGATTATTATAGGATAGTGCAAATTATATAGTAGATTGGTAGAGAAATTAATAGTAATAAAAAAAAGAAAAAAATAGTAAATAAATAGGGTATATATATATGAGCCAAACTAGAGAATCGTTAAATTAGTCCTATAAGGTGGCGCAAGTGGATGATAGATACTAAGTTATAAAAATCGGTGCTATTTTTAGCCTATTTTGTAGATGAATGCTTTGTTTTTGTTTTATTTTTTGTATTTTTGTGTTGGGCTTAGTCGGGATTGGCCTCCTGATGAAAAGCGGAAGCGATAACCGCCGCCCTTTCTCTTTATCGCCTTTCTTAATATTCGCAAAATGGCTTTTTATAACGAAGTAAACAGATTTCATTCAAACAAACTTTATCCTGAGTTTGAAAAGTTTGCAGATGAAAATTTAGCAGTTGGTAAATTTGATCGAGTTCAAACAATTAGCAAATTTATAGAGCGGTGTCCGTGGCTTGATAATCCAGTTAATCACAACGGGCGTCCCATAAAAGGCATGTCTATTGCATTTCGTATCCTCGTGCTAAAGTGGTGCATAAACAGGGGACTATGGCCTTTTGATACAGATAAAAAAGTATTTACTATAATCCCTCAAAAATTAGAATCATGACAGAATCAAACAACAAACATTCAGAACAAAAAACATTCACTTACAACGGCAAATTCAACCTTTGCAAATTGTGTTCATTTGGCGCATGTGATGTGCCTTGTGAAATTGTCGAAACCGGAAAGCATAAGCGCGCTGCCGGGGAGTTTGATATGGAGTCTTTGAAAAAGAAAGAACTTGAAAAGGCAGCTCGAAAGGAACAGCGGTACATTGCCAGGCTTGAGCTTGGATTAGTTGATGTTTCCGGCAAGGTTATTTTAACCGAAGTTGAAAAGAATTTCCTTTGCGTACAACCAACCGCCGATCCGCTTGTTGATATCGTTAAGCTTGATTTTGGACGTGGCGAAGCTGAGTATTACAGATTTTACGAAAAGCGATCAGATGGACGGTATGGCGTTTTAGAACATAAATCTGTTTAGTCATGTCTCAGGAATTGACAAAAGAACAAACGCGGTTATTAGTCGGTCCTGTTCATTTTCGTGCAAATACGGAAACGGGAGCCGTAAAGTCCGTTTTTGTTTTTTTTGGTAAGTCGATCAAATTATCAACAGGGGATGTGACCGATGATTTATTTGAATTTTCAAAGTCGAAAAGAGCCAACGAAATAAGGTCTAAAATCAGGGAAATATCGAAACAGATTGTTGTTAACGGGTCGGATCCGTTGTGGATTCGCAAATATTTCAACAATTGGAAAAACGGGAAAGAATACCAGCCAATCAAAAGATCAGATGAAAAAATAACTTCTGTATGTTTCGATTTTTCACGTAAAAATGTTTATATCCGATATTATCATAACGGTAGAAGCCGCCATTTCTCAACCGGAGTTGAAGTGTGGGAATACAGCAATGCAACAGTGAAAGATACCCTTGATGAGATCATGAGAAGATGCCGCCACCTCGCCGATCAAAAGCCGGACCACAAGGAATTTAAAGACCAGGTATTGCGTTACGTTGAAAGAATGCCTATTTTTGTGTAATGGGAGCACCTAAAGGAAACGAATATTGGAAATTAAGGTCTAAGGACGGGAGGGATAAACAGTATCCAACTCCGGAGGAGCTTTTAGATGCGTGTAATGAGTATTTCGAATGGGTGCAAGCTAATCCATTGCTTGAAGCTCAGATAGTGAAATACAAAGACTATGCGGAGCTAATGGACGTCCCCAAAATGCGACCGTACACCATTCAGGGGCTTTGCAACTTCATTGATTTAAGCGTTGAGGCTTGGCGAAAGTATAGAATGAGAAAAGAATTTGTTGCAGTCATAACGCGTGTAGAACAAATTATCTACAATCAAAAATTTGAAGGTGCCGCTTCTGGATTCCTAAATCCTAACATCATAGCCCGCGACCTGGGGCTTGCCGAAAAGCGCGAAACCGAGCATTCCGGACAAATGGAAATAACAACCCTTACCGAAGAGCAACGTTTAAAGCGCATCGAAGAACTTAAGGCCAAACTAAATGATCAATGATAGCGGACAGCGAATTGTTGGAATTGGAGCAGCTTGTTGATGAACAAAGTCAATGCGAGGCAAAGCGGCATTTATTGCCGTTCACAAAATACACCTTTCCAAAATTTAGCGCTACATGGTTTCATGTCAATTACTATTCAATCCTTGATCTTTTTGCAAAAGGGCTTATTCGTAAACTTATAATTTCAGTTCCTCCTCAGCACGGGAAATCTCAAAATAGTTCCATTCAACTACCGGCCTATATGATTGGGCACCGGCCAGAACTAAAGATAGCTACGGTATGTTATTCAGCAACAAAAGCCCGGAAGTTTGGCCGTAAAACAAAACAATTGATGACTGAAAGAAGTTATCAAAAGGTTTTTGGTTCGAGATTAGCCGGTTCTGTCGATTCAAATTACATTAACACAGCCGAAGAAATGGAGATTGTCGGGCATGATGGTAGTTTAAAAATGGTTGGGTATGAAGGCGGGTTAACAGGCGATCCTGTTGATGTTCTTTTGATGGACGACCTGTACAAGAACTGGCAGGAGGCAAACAGCCCGGTGATCCGTGAAAACGTTCAGGATTGGTATAATTCAGTCGCAGACACCAGGCTTCACAATGGCAGTCAACAGCTGATAAATTTTACCCGGTGGAATAATGACGACCTGATTGGTTTCATAGAGAGAAACGAAGAAGTAATTTTGATTAACAACTGGTCTGATGTCGAGAATCCAGACCCGGACAGATGGTACAAAATCAATTTTGAGGCAATCAAAACAGGCGAGCCCACAGAAATAGACCCGCGCAAAAAAGGGGAGGCGCTATGGCCGGAAAGGCATAGCATTAAAAAGCTACTTAAGTCAAGATCAAAAGATCCATTAATGTTTGAATGTCTGTATCAGGGCAACCCAAAGAGCGCGGCGGGGCTATTGTATGGCAGTAATTGGAAAACATACACAGAACTGCCGGAGGCGATAATAAGAAAAAATTACACCGATACGGCAGACACTGGAACGGATAACCTTTGCTCTATTGACTACGATGTTACAGCGGACGGTCTGGCCTATGTTGTAGACGTGAGGTACACCCCGGAACCGATGGAGGTAACAGAGCCGCTCTGCGCTGGCGGACTTCTTAAAAACAGCGTAAAATATGCCGATATTGAAAGCAATAACGGCGGACGCGGTTTTGCCCGAAAGGTTGACGATATATGCAACCCAAACAAACAAAAAGGAATAATAAAATGTCATATATCATGGTTTTATCAATCAATGAATAAGGAGTCAAGGATAATAACGGGGGCGGCTACGGTAAAGCAGAAAATTATTTTTCCTGACGATTGGCATATCAGATGGCCGGATTTTTACAACGATATTACAACATATAAACGCAAATTTGCAGCCAACAAGACAGATGATGCAGCCGACTGCTTGACTGGAATAACTGAGCGAATGGACATTATTAACACGGACAGTATGGATTTGGATCCGTATGCCATGTAGAAACCTGTTGCAAAACATATAAAACTCAACTAAGAAGTATGACAAAACAAGCTATTGCAGTTTAAACACAAAACACCTAACTTTCGCAAAAATACAGCGGCCATAACCAGCGGATCGTGGATATGGGAAATAGGCACACAAGCGTAAAAATAAAATATCATTCAAATGGGAGTATTTAACTTTCTCAAAAAGGCAATACCGGGCGTGAGTTCATCGTCATTATCAAGGGCAGAAAGAACAGTAAACCAGGCATTGCACGAATATTGGGTACATCAAGGATTTGCTAACATCATGCCGGATGACCCGGAGAAATACCTAACAGACGGCTATTCATCCAACACCACGGTTTATTCAATAGTTACCCGGGTTGACAACATGCGAAAGCAAGCCAAGCTGAAGCTTTACAAAAAAGATAAGTCGGGCGAGAAGGTAGAAGTTGACGATCATGATTTATTGCGGTTTTTGGAGAAAGTTAACAAGCATACTTCGATGGATGATTTCACAACCCTGAACATCATTTATATGATGACCGTTGGCGAAAGCTTCACATACAAACCGCGAATAACAGCCGGGGCAAATGCCGGCAAAGTCATTGAGCTTCACACACTGCCGTCCGCCGACGTTGAGATTGTGGAAGGAACAATTTTTCAGCCGGTGCAAGGGTATAAGTTGGAAAGCATGTCGAATATTGTTTTTTCGGTGGAAGACGTTTATCATTCCAAATTGGTTAATCCAAATTGGCGAAGCGAACGAAGTCTACACGGACTTTCGCCACTACGGGCGGCGGCAAGGACCGTATCAAAATTAAATCAATCCGAAATAACAGAGTTAAAGCAACTGGAAAATCAGGGCGCGCCGTTTATACTATTCCGAAAAAACGAAGTCGGATCTACAGTGCCGCAACGATTGACAGACACACAGGTCTACGACTTAGTAAAAAAGATCAAAAGCGCATCTGAACAATCATCCAGGGGCTTGCCGCTTGTGCTTAAGGATGAATTTGGAAAGCTTGATTTAGGTCAAAAAATTGCGGACATGGAGTTATTGGAGTCATCTGCCGCCGGAATCATTGCGCTTTGCTCAGTTTATGGTTTACCGCCTGAACTGTTCGGCTACGGGCAAAAGACCTACAACAACATGGCAACCGCCCGAAAATCAGCTTGGACGGATTGCATTATGCCAACACTTGACAGGCACGAAACAACATTGAATAATTGCACAATTGCAGGCACTCCGTATCAATCGGAGGGTTATTTTTGGGGCTATGATTATTCGGATGTTGAAGAATTGCAGGAAGGATATCAAACTCAAGTTGATTGGATGAAAAAAGCATACTGGACGGCCAATGAAATCAGAGAGGCAACTGGAAAGAACCGAATAGACAACCCGGCAATGGATGAACCGATGATCGCAATGGGAGACACCCCTCTGTCTGATTTTGGAATGGATTTAGACGGTGAAAAGTCATTTGATGATTATATTAAATAACTAAATAAATACAAACAAAATGAAAAAAGAAACAGAACAGCAACCGGTAAAAGAACCGATTATCACCTTATTATTTAGGGTTGAAGAAGTTAATCTAATCCTTAAAGGTCTTAGCGAATTACCAGCTAAAGAGTCAATGGATTTGATATTGAAAATTACCCGGGAAGCTCAGGAACAATTAACACCGAAACGAGATGATACAGACATCGAGGACTAGCCTATTCATAAAAGAGGACGTGACCCGTGATCATGGAATACCTGACGATGGATGGACGAGCGACGATATATCAGAGACGATCCGGCGGACATTGACACCGTCCGGTCTTTCTACCTATTTGCCGATTGGGCAAAACTACACCACGCCGCCACTATTGGCCAACACCCCGACCAAAGTAGTTATTCCGGTTACCGTAAAATTTGCGCGGGATTTCGCAATTGCGGCAGGAGGTGGCGAGCAATTTACACGGGACACAACAACGATCTTTGAACTTTATTCTTCTACGACAATGACAACAAACACGAATAATGTAGTTGGTAAGTTTTATATGTACAATAACGGCGTATACGTTCCTGGGTGTGCGATTCAACGCAAAGTAGGAACCGGGGCTGATGTTGGGACTATATGTCGAGGTTGATCTACCGTCTACCGTGACATTTAGGAACACTTCTTTCTTAATTATGTAGAAATAACCGAGCCAATTAGCATGAAACGCGACACACTAAGATTCAAAAGTAAATTTGTAAGGGAACGCAACCGGATAGAACGCAAAGGGCTACGGATGATACGGGCGGCCTTGAAAGAACAATACAAGCCATTACTTAAAAGGATTGGAAGCGTACCATTTACCGATCTTGAAGGATTAGTAGAAGACATTACAGAAGATCCAATTCAAAAAGCGTTCATGCGCTATTATCCGATGTTTGGCAGTATGGCGTTAATGCAGCGCAAGCACGTCTTAAAACAAAAAGCGGAAGAAGATGTAATTTATACCTCCCTGTTTGAAAAGTACATGCAGGACATTGTACGCAACGAAGCCGGGGAAATGATCACAACAATAACCGCAACTTCAAAAAAGAATGCACTTCGTAAGATCCGGGAGATATTAACAGCAGGGGAAGCCGAAGGATTAGGTATTGAAGAAATACGCAAGCAACTTGTTGCGGATGTTGGTAAATTTATTAGGGGAAACGTCGAAGCGCGAGCGCGGGCAATTGCACAAACGGAAATGATCAAGGCATCAAATCAGGCAGCATGGAAAGGCGTTGAATCAACCAACTTAGAATTTAGAAAATTTTGGAGTTCGTCACATTTACCTGGTACCCGCGAAAGTCACATCATGGCCGAACAGGATAGTATAAGCCGGGGCGGCTTGTCCAAAGAGGAATATCACTCGAACGGGCTACTGTATGTTGGTGACCCTTCCGGTCCGGTGGAGGAAGTTGTAAATTGTCGATGCACTGAGTTGTATGAGGTTGTTTAGGACAAAATAGAATCAGCAAGGCTAGCACGATGAAAGAAACAATGACATTAATCAGCTATTGACAGTTAATAAGAAAAAACATACTTTTACAATAATTTGAACAGAGTGATATGGACAGCTTGAAATTTAAGAACTTTGAAATTCTCGAACACAAAGCCGATGGATCCGGCAATTTGGAGATAACCGGCTACGGGGCAATCTTCGGGAATGTTGACAGCTACGGCGATGTTATCGAAAAGGGGGCGTTTGAAGATACGCTGATCGACCGCAAGGACCGTATCGCTTTTTGCTATCAACACGACATTTGGAACCCGATTGGTAAGATTCTCGAAATGTACGAAGATGACAAAGGTTTGTTTTTAAAGGTCATGATTTCAGCAGCCGAAGCGGATATTCAAACCAAAATCAAAGAGGGCATTTTAAAAGAAATGTCTATTGGCTACCGGACGATGCAGGAGGTAAAAGAGAACCGTGGCGGGTCTGAGGTCAATGTTTTGAAAGCTATCAAGCTGTTTGAAATTTCGATTGTGACAGTAGCCGCTAATCCGCTCGCATTGATTGAAAGCATGAAAAGCGAAGACGAGAAACAAAGCTATGTTAAGAAAGAATTTGACCGGCTTATTTCAGTTGTCCGAAATGACAAAATTACCTTTGAACTTGAAAGATTGAAATCGTTAATTTTTTCCGCTCCCGCTGAGATTATCCCGGAGCCGCCGAAAAAGGAAACGGAAACATATACAAAAACAGATTATTTGAAATTGTTGAAACACCAAAATTGAATGGTTGAGACAGATTATTTAAAACTTTTGAAAAATGGATAAAGAATTAGAAATTGCTCTAAAAGAGCACGGCGAAGGGATTGACACGAAACTGCAAGACCTTGCAAAAAAGTACACTGATGGCGAAAAAGCCACTCAGGAGGAAATCACCGCGTTAAAGGCGGACGTTGAAAACTACAAGTCTCTGCAGGCTCAGCTCGATGAGCAGAACATCGAATTGCAAAAGATGACCAAGGGGCAAATCGAGAAGCGTAAAAGCTTTGAGCAAAGTGTTGAGGAGATGCTTTCAGGCGATGACTACAAAGCAGCTTTGAAATCAAAAGGTGGAAAATTTGCTTTTTCCGTGAAAGTGGCTGGCACCATGTTGGAATCAAGTAATCTCACGGGCGAAGTTATCCCGGCTACTGTTGTTCCCGGTATTGTTTACGATCCGGTACGTGGCGAACATGCCCGCGACATTATCCCCGGTGGAACGACTTCCAGTAATCTGATCCGGTTCGTAAAAGAATCTGGATATGAGGACGGCGCTAATGTTGTTGCCGAGGGTGACGCATCCGGCCTTACTGATTTCGATCTTGTTGCTTCTGAAACTTCGATTAAAACGATTGCAACCCATTTGATCATCTCTAAGGACATGTTGGATGACATTCCTTACATTGCTTCTTATATTTCTCAGCGCGTACCAAGCAAGCTGAAAGTAAAAGAAGATGCACAAGTGTTGTACGGTGATGGATTGGGCGATAACCTGGATGGACTGTTGACAAACGCCGCCGCTTTGGTTCCCGGGACTTTTGCAACTGGATCTGCAAACGAGGTTACTGATCCATCTTTGATCGATTTGCTCGGTGTAGCAATGAATCAAATCCGTGTTGGCGAATATCGCACTACTCGGATTCTTTTGCACCCTACCGATATTACAGCATATCGGAATGTCAAAGCCACTGATGGCCATTACTTGGCCGATCCGCGCGTCATGTTCCAGAATGGCCGCATGCTGGTTAATGGTGTCCCTGTTTGGGAATCAACCGCCATTACTGCCGGAACTTATGCCGTGGGTGACTTCGGTCAAGGCGCTCAATTGTTTGATCGCAAGGCTTTGGAGATCAACTTCTACGAGCAGGATGCAGACAACGCCAAAAAACGATTGGTGACTATCGAGATGAACGAGCGTTTAGCGCTTGTTAACTACCGTCCGGCAGCCTTTGTTACCGGAACTATTGCAACTGACATTGCAGCTATTGCTAAAGCATAATTAACCGGGGAGGTTCACGCCTCCCCTTAATTCAAAAATAGAATGAAAAAGTTTTTTTTACTTATGGTTGCTGTAATGCTGATTGGCATTGCGAGCGCACAAACCAAGGGAGTATCTACCGCTTTTGTGAATGATACAACCACAAACACTGAGACTGTTTACCTGGCGTTGGCTTCGGCCAATAACTTGTCTTTGGACTATAAGGTGACATTGTCGGTAACGCCAGTAAATGTTTCCGGAACCGCAACAGTTACTTGCATGCCGCAAGGGAAGAATGGAGCTGGATGGTATGATCTACAAGCAGCCGCCGACACTGTCAACAATGCGGGGACTGTTGCCACTAAAACGTACAGCTACGCTAATGCCTATTATGATCAATATAGGCTTAAGCTGGTATCGACTGGAACCGGGGTTGCTAATCACTCCGGGGCAATGTTGATAAAATAATTAACAGGGGAGGTTTAGTTTAATCCTCCCCTTAATACCTTTCAATTATGAAAATTAAAGCAAAAAAGAACTACATGACCGGGGCTGTAATGCATCGAAAAGGTGACGAGTACGAATGCGCTGAAGGTTATGCAAAGATGCTGATCAAAGCCGGACATGCTGAGGCGGTTAAAGCAGCCGAACCTGCAAAGGAAAAGGCAGACCCGGAAGCGAAAAAGCGGAAAACGAAAGTTGACCCAGAAGCGGACAAAGCAGACAGCAAGGCTGAATAACAATACCAGTACAAATAAACAAAAAGAAACAGCATGCAAGTGAAATTTTCAAATGAGGGAGTAGAACCTATTTCAATTGAAGAAGCGAAACAGTATCTAAGGGTAGATTTTGAGGATGAAGATTTGCTGATTTCCTTGCTTGTTTCGGGCGTTCGCCGTAGAATCGAAGAATTTACAGGGCGGTCACTTGTCACCCGAACAGTTGAATTGTTCCTGCCGGAAATACCAGAAGAAATTGCATTGCCTTATCCTGACCATGACGCAATCACCGAAGTTAAAATAAACGGAACCACATCAACGGCTTACGTTCAGACAGGGCTTAGTCAATTCATACTTCGCCCGACAACCGTAGCAACAACCCAACAAAATGAATCAGGTTTTTACGTGAAATACACAACATTAGGAAACTGCCCGGACTTAATCAAATTGGAAATTTTAAAGGCCATTGATGAGAAATACAAGAACCGGGGCAACACTTCCGAAATGAACGCTACGGAATTATCCGAAAACACATACGCCAACTTGGCGCAATTCTGCTTAATGTAATGGACACGGGCAAACGAAATAGACGAGCAACAATAGTATTTGCCGGAGAAATGACACCGGACGGACTAGGCGGTTTTACTGAAGGTGCAAACACGACCCGTGAAGTTTGGGCGAATGTCAAACGGCTTTCAATGAACGAACAGCTGCTTTATGGGCTGGAAACATCAACAGCATCATATCGGTTTCAGTTTCTTTATTATGCCGCTGATGACATTACCCGAATTGACAGCATCCAATACAGGGGGCGTAATTTCAGGATTAAAAACGTCCGTGAGATTGACGAAATGCGGCGAGTGGTTGAAGTTATCGGGACTGAGTTGAACACGTAGATATGAGCGTAGAGATAAAGTTAGACCAGGGAAGTTTGAAAAATCTTAACCGCCAATTCGATAAACTAAAAGTTGGCGTAGATCGGTCTGCTTATTCTGCACTAATCAAAGTACTGGTAAAAATACGTTCTGAGGCTCAATTAAGATTGAAAGGGCGCGGGCACATTGTCACATCGAGGTTGATTAATTCGATCTATGTAAAGGCAAAGAATCCCGAAAACATACCGGATAACAGCTTGATTTATTCCGATAACGAGGGGCAGACTTTCAATAGGGAACTTCGATCTGTTCGTGTTTCCGATGTTGAGGGGGCAGTTGGAACTAATGTTGAGTACGGGGAAAAGATTGAATTTATGGACTCATATATCTATTGGGCTATGAAAAATGTCGATGTAACTCGGGCATTGGCAGACGACATGAAAGACGATGTAAAATTCGGTAAAGTGCTAAGAACCGGAACACCGTAATTTAGACGCAATTTAGACGCAAGAATGAAAGACTATCGAACAAAATTAATAACTGAACTTGTTGCCGACATTCAAACGGCAACCGGGAAAGTTCCATATACCCGGCTTCCGAAAGCGGCGCAGATCAGTTATCCGTATATCCATATTTCGGATATTTACGATTCAGAAATCGGGGATAAAACGATATTTGAGCATGAAGTCGATATGTTGATTAATGTTGTTCATCTGGATGTCAATTCGTTGGCTGACTTTTACACGGATATCAACAACATTAAATCAATAATCAATAATAATTCCGGCGTTGATTTATCCCCGGATTTCAAGTGTCGGGAAATGCGACTGAACCTATGCACGACAAGCGAGATTGAAACAGAGGTAGGAACTTTGAATATTGCGAATATCAGGATTTTGTTTTATATTGACGAACTGTAAGACGTGTCAGTTGACGAACTGTAAGAATAAGTAAAGATGAACTCTAGAGAGTATTAATATTCATGAATAAAGAAAAGTAAAATGGCAACAAAAACAGGAACAAAAGTATTAATCAAGGTGGCGTCCGGCTTATTGGTCGGGCAAAACTCACTTGATTTTTCATCGGTGGCGAATATGGTTGAGATTTCAAATAAGACCTCCGGCCAATATTCGGAATTTGCACAGGAGCGAATTACTCAGACGCTATCTGTCGGGGGAATTGCTTCATCTGCAAAAGAGGCAACCAATAAGGGGTATTGGGAATTGCTGGAAGCTCAGGCAGCCGGGGCGGCGGTAGCTATTGTTTTTACAGAGTTTACCACCGAGGCAGGGACAACCGAAGAAGCAGGAGCCGAAGAATTGACCGCTTCCGCTTTTGTATCAAGCTTGGACGTTTCATTTCCAGACAACGATGCAAATTCATTTACTTGTGATTTCCAAATCACAGGAGCGCCTACAGTTTCAACGAACGCATAATTAAAGCAGCCAGTTAATCTGGTTGCTTTCTTTTATAATATCCGGCTCCTTGCGCTGGACTAATTTACTATAATATCTAATCAATGATCAAAACAAACGACCGTATAGTAGTTGAACTGCCGTTTCCTGTTAAGATTTTGGGAATCCGGTTTTTCAAAAAGAAGAAGGTGGGCTTTCTGTTTACTAACCTTGCCTTACTTTTATTCCGAAACAACAATAATACCCTGTCCGGTAAGGAATTACAATTTTGGATTGAAAAGCATGGACAGGCTGAGTTTGCATTTCAGTGTATGTATTATGCGGCAATTGCCTACAATATGGATTCCAGGCAACATGAAAACTTCACAATGGATGAGCTTCGAATTGCTATCAAGATGGGCGATGAACCGACATTGAAAGCAATTGGCGAGGTTTGGGAATCATCGCAGAACTTCGGGGTGACCATTAAAAAAAAAGTAGCTCCGATAAAGAAGAGGAAATAAGCTTTTCTGAGGAATACGAATTTTGCACGGGCATCTGTGGAATTTCCAAAGCCGAATATCTTTCATTGACACCGGCAGAAACTTACAATAAAGTACAGGCATATATTTATAATCGGGATATGATGTCCGCGAATTTCCGAATGATTTATACCTTGCAATTTAATCAATGGGCGAAAAAAGGACAACAGAAACAACCGGCTAGGCTATGGCCACTTTCCTTTGACACCGATCATGAATTACCAGCGGAGGAAATGTATGAACGCAACGCTAAAATAATTGAACAATATTATCAGCGTCACCCGGAAGAGCGGCGGCCAAACTAAAACCTCACCTAACAAGTGGGGTTTCATTATTGGCGGGAATAGTGTAATTTTAGGGTGAAATACAAACTCAAGGAAGTGTGAAATACAGCAATCAATAAAGCGTGAAATAAGGAACAACACGGGCAGCGACAACGGGAACTTAAAGAACACAGTGTTATGAAAATTGGAGATTTATTTGTAAAAATAGGCGCGAATACCAAGGGGTTCACGCAGGGCATCGGTAAAGCGAAGAAGCAAACAAGTGGTTTCAGTTCGGCAATGAAGCGAGTCGGGGGAGTCATTGCCGGGGCGTTTGCGGTAACTTCAATTATAAACTTCGGTAGAAAGGCAATCGGGGTTATAAAGGGGTTTGAACAAGCTAACGCCACATTAGCCGCGACGCTTGGGAAGAACATCAATCAAGTGGAGGAACTCACAAAGCAAGCCCGCGACCTTGGAAAATCAACGGAGTTCACCGCTTCGCAGGTTTCATCACTTCAAAACGAGCTTGCAAAATTAGGCTTTAGTCAAAAGGAAATTAAGGCATCCGCAAGGGGAATTCTGGATCTATCATCCGCCACCGGAAATGACCTTGCAAATTCAGCGATGATTGCAGGATCCGCGTTAAGGGCTTTTAATCTTGACGCTTCCGAGATGTCACGGGTCACTTCTGTATTAGCCGTGGCGACCACTAAGAGTGCATTATCCATGTCCGACTATGCCAGCGGACTATCGACTATTGCACCTGTCGCAAAAGCTTTCGGGTTCACAATTGAGGACACAGTGGCATTAATGGGTAAGCTCCGGGATGCCGGGTTTGATGCTTCAAGTTCAGCTACCGCAACAAGAAACATCTTGCTTAATTTGGCAGACGCAAACGGAAAACTTACAAAGGCATTAGGCGGACCGGTCAAGTCATTTGATGAAATGATACCCGCACTTGTCAAGCTTAGAACGTCAGGAGTCGATCTTAATTCTACATTGCAACTCACCGATAAACGGTCTGTAGC